TTCTGGGTTTTCTGTAAATCGTTTGACCCCTTCTTGGTAATTTACATGTATACACCATGCCAAAGCACATATAGCATTCTTACTGCATATTGTGCAAGCTTTTTTGTGTCGCTCTAATGCTTCCTTCCTGCAATACACACTGCCATGATGTATAGATTTTTCTTCTGGTAATATTTCCAAACCGCATCTGTCACAATTTGTTTTAGGTTGTCCTTTACTTCTACATTTAAAACATGTTTTAAATGGTTCATCTTGTTTGTTCTTATAGCCAAAATATACATCAAAGTTTTCTTCATTCGTCTTGTACTTCTTCTTGCAATTTGAGCATTTTACAATTACTGTCTCCATCTTGTCAATTCTCCGTGTTCCGTTTTCCGTTTATATAAGATACTCACCAAATATTTAAATAATAATTAAAACCGCCCCAGCAATAATTTTCAATGATTTATGTTGTTGAATTTGGTTCTATTGAGATTTGGTAACTCGACACAACCTTTTCTAAAACGCAACAATCTTTATACCAGGAAAAAGAGTTGATAAATCTGTGTCCTCGTCTATTATGTTTAACCTTGTTGTTACTGAACCGTTGTCGTTTGTCGTCGTTATGTATTCTGCTTTACGTGCATCATGTATTATTATATTAAGGCACGAACCATGTTTGATACCATAGCTTGTAAGTGTTCTTTTGTGGCTGTTGACATTTAACTCTTTCCCATCAAATAGCAATGTGTATTGCGTGTAAAACTTGTGCTTATGTCTAAAAATCTCATCGAACAGATTGCTTACATTTGTAGTTGTATTTATTTGTGTATTAAAAAACTCATTGCCGGACAAGTGCAAGATACAAATGCTCATATTATCTTCCTCATCCAAAGATGCGTTGTATTCTTCTGCTAACTCTCTATATCGCTTGCCGATTTTCTGTTGCGCTGATACATCAAGTTCATCAATTTGTTTTAGTAGCGCTAATCTCTTATCACTTACATAAGTTAGCTTGTTTACCTTGGTAGGGTCATTAAACACATCATCACCGCATGGTCTAGTAATATCCAAATGTACAAGAAGCTTTGCAAACGTGTTTATTTTCTTGTCACTGACTTGTTCTTCCACCATCTCTTTATATATTAGTTCAAATCTTTTTCTAAAAAATAATTCAAACTACCCTATTGAGATTTTATTATCTCATACTATACATCCATAATGGACCATCTGGATCGTATCTATCATAATCACTATCACTATCACTATCACCATAGCTGTCACTATCATAATATTCAGCCTCACTGTCATTGTCAATAGCATCACATTCATCCTCACTATCAATATCACTATCATGACCCCCTATCCCACCACATTTACATCTTGTCAGAACTTGAAGCCATTGACCGCACAATTTACATTTATTACAATTCCACATTGTCATCTCGTCAAGTACATCTTCAAACTCTAACTGATGTTTATACTTATAAATTAGGTGTTGTATATCTTCTGGCAGACTTTCCATTACTATATAAATCAAATCAAAAATAAAATTCAGAATAAATTATTTCTTTTTTGAAAAGAAAATTGTATTGTTATATAGAGTTATGTCTGAGATTGAAGTAAGCAGGGTTAAGGATACAATTAAGCATCTAAAACATCTTTTGGCTAAATTAGAATCAGATGTAAATAAACTCTCTAATGCCGACGATAATGTAGAACGGTGCTTTTATTCCGGAAATTATCAAATTACCACGTGTCAACAAATTTCAACAACACCAATTCAAATGTTAGGGAAAAAAGCACCACGGTATCGTAATGTATGTGACAGTTGTTGTTCTTACTTAGTAAAAAACGATATCGCCGTAGTTGATGTATGTGAATTATTTAAATAAAAGTAATAATCAAAATGTATAAACTAATGGAATCATTTATCTTAATTTAATCTATTATTGTAGTCGTTATTTATTAAACATAGTATTTCATAAGATGTTGCATCAATATTATTGAGATCAATACATGGTGTACGGACACCACCAAAGTTGTAGTATCCATGTTCCAAAAACTCTATTGAAACAATAAAAACAGTATTTAGCCTATAGGTTTTTAATTGTTTCATTACTTTAGAATATGACATTTCATGTTCAAACCTATAGATTTTATCAACAATGTTTTCTGGTAGTTTATTCATTTTATATAATTCAAAAAAAATAAAACTATCGTTTCCAATTCAAAGCAGTAACTTTTAAAAATAGTATTACTTCTAATAACTCAGCTAATGGTTTATCAGTAACTTGTAAGTTATGCTGGAAATGGTTATGTATTGCTTTTAAACTGCCAAATCTACAGTCTTCTACAGGAACTATTTTATTATACATAATTTGGAAGTATATTATGTAATCCGCAATATCAATACTATATTTCTGTTCTAAGTAATTATAACACCATCTACAATAAAAGGAGAATGTAGGTTTAATCTCGCATTGTTTACAACACAAACAAATTTTCATATCTGTATATATTACAGTTCAAACAAATCAAAAAAATAAAAACAAAAAAATTTGGGAGAGGCACCAAATCACATCCATACATAAGATTATGGATTCCCCACCAAAACTATGTATGGCGCCAGGATATGATTTGGATACCTTCTCCCATTATATTCTTTACACATGTTTAAATAGAAATTAAACAACAGTATGTTCATGTTCATCGTGTTGGTGTGTATCTACAGAGCACGAACACGACTCCTCACCACAGCACCATTTACAGCAGGGTGAGCGAGCTGTAACTTTACAATGTGATAAACATTCAAATGGCTTTAAAATAGTTGATAAACTACTTTCTGATAACCCCATGTTTATATATAATAATTAAAAGTTTTCATATGATTATATAAAATGAACTTATATATAACAAAGTCTACAAGGAAAAATAAAAAGTATGATCTATTAGATAGTGATAAAAAGTATTTATTGTCTTTTGGTCACTCCCAGTATGAAGACTACACCATGCATAAGGACCCACAAAGACAAGCAAATTATTTATCAAGGCATAAGAAAAATGAGGATTGGAACAAAAGCGGAATATATACTGCCGGCTTTTGGAGTAAGAATTTGTTGTGGAGTAAACCCACATTAGAAGCATCAATCCGTGATGTCAATAAAAGATTTAATATTAATGTTAAACTTATTTGAAGATGCATTGCCCACCTCTATGACATGGACAAGGGCATTCATAACCGTACCAGCACGGTGGACCTGTTCTGAAAACATCATTATGATTATCTACAGTGTAAGTGTTAAATTTACTTTCAATTACTTGATGTGTTTCTTTACTTGTTTGAGTTGTTTTGTCTTCGCTCTTACAGCAGTTAGTACCCATTTATATATTTATTTTTTGAATACTATATATATAGTATAAACAATATGGCAGAAAATAAAGCACCAACTATAACATTAATAAAGCATAAGGAATATGAATGTAAACAATCTAAATACGGAGATCATGTACCTAAACTTCCCATGCGTTCAATGATATTGGCCCCAAGTGGGGCGGGAAAGACAGTATTACTACAGAATATGATTTTAGATATCTATAGAGGATGCTTCAACAGAATATACATATTTAGTCCAAGTGTTGACATTGACCATACATGGCAACCAGTTAAGGATTATATAGCAAAAGAAATAAAACCGAATGAACATGAAAAAATATATTTTGATAATTATGACCCAATTGAGTTAGAAGCAATCATTGAGAAACAACATAAAGTAATCAATTATTTAAAATCACAAGGACATACAAAAATGTTTCAAATATTGATATGCATCGATGACTTCGCGGATTCACCCGAATTCACACGCCAGAGTAAATTATTGCATCAATTGTATATTAGAGGTAGGCATCAATGTATTAGCACAGTAACAAGTACACAAGTTTATAAAGCAATTAGTCCGATCATTAGAAAGAACATAACGCACTTATTTGTTTACAGATTAAGGAACCAAGCAGACCTTTTAGCCGTGCTTGAAGAGATGAGTGCCGTATACGATACTAAGACATTAATGCAATTGTACAAATTAGCAACCGATGAAGCACACAGTTTTTTGTATATCAATTTAATGAGCAGAAATAAAGAAAACATGTTCTATATAAACTTTACAAAATCATTGATTCCAAGATAAGAATAAATTTATTTTTTGTTTTATTATATATATACTTTAAAAATGTTGGCTGGAAGCGGTATAGGAATCACGGGTGCAGCCTCTACGGTTGTCCGTGATAATCTTACTAAGAATGTTGTTTTAATATCAAATGACAAAGGAAAAATAGCACCTTCATCACTATCAATTAACCAACTTCAAGGCACCATTGTTGGCGGGGCAACCACTATTACGGATTACGATTTAACACCAAATAAAGTAGTTATATCAGATGCTGATGGAAAGATTGGTACATCATTGGTATCAAACATAGAAGTCGGTTACTTATTTGGTACTAATGATTCAATACAAAATCAGTTGGATGGTAAACAAAACAATTTAAGCAACGCTGCTGGAACAGGTGAAGTTTTATTAGAAAGTGATTCTTTGAAACGTATTTACGGTGTAAGTCCAATAAACATTGAAACTTTCAATGCAAACCTCGAAGTTAGTATTGATGAATCTGCTTTTGGTAATATTACCTGCAATACATTAGTATCTAATTTTGATATACAATGTGGTGATTTACAAGCTCAATCAATATACGGTGGTGCTGCTATACAAATCCAACAAAACATAGACAATGCTATTGCTGCAGCTGCTTTAACAGCTCAATCACCATTGAGTATTAGTAATGAAAATCTACTAAGTATTGATTTAAGTTCCATACAATCACAGATAGATGGTAAAGCAAATCAAGCAACAACATATACTAAAACCGAAGTTGATAACGGTTTAGCTTTAAAGGCAAATCAAGCAACAACTTACACTAAAACAGAAGTTGACAGTAGTTTAGCATTAAAAGCGAATCAATCAACAACATATACTAAAACAGAAGTTAATGATAGATTATTATTGAAAGCGAATCAATCAACTACATACACGAAAACGGAAGTTGATGACAAATTAGTGTTAAAAGCGAACCAATCAACAACATATACAAAAACAGAAATTGATAATAATCTATTATTAAAAGCAGATCAATTAACAACTTACACGAAAACAGAAATTGATAATAGTTTATTGTTAAAACAGAATAAATTCATTCTTGGAGAAATACCATCTAATACAAGTAGACTATTCGATTTAAACGATAACAAATTTAGGGCTATACATGTAAGCAGTCCATTATCTATTGAAACAACTAATGATGCTTATCTAACGATTAATGCAGATACATATTCAAAAGCAGAAGTTGATAATAGTTTATTTCTAAAAGCAGATAAATCAACAACATATACAAAAACAGAAGTTGATACACAATTTGCTAATCTAATTGACACAGCACCTGATGCTTTAAATACATTGAACGAGTTAGCAGCGGCATTAAACGATGATGCTAATTATGCTGCGACAGTTGAAAATCAATTAGCATCAAAACAAAACGTGTTAAGCAATGTGCCAGGAACTGGTCAGATACTATTAGAAAGTGATTATCTAAAAAGGATTTTTGCGGTTTCACCGTTAAGCGTAAGTACATACTTAAATCTAGATGATCCAGACGATCCTAAAAATGCGAACATAGAACTAAGTATTGATGAATCTGCATTTAATCAAATTACATGCAATACGTTAGTATCAAACTTTGATATTCAATGTGGTGATTTAACCGCTCAATCGCTATATGGTGGTGCTGCTTTACAGATTCAACAAAACATAGATAACGCCATTGCAGCGGCAGCTCTAACAGCCCAAGCACCATTGAGTATTAGCAATGAAAATGTACTCAGCATTGATTTAAGTACCATACAAACACAGATTGATGGTAAACAGAATATTCTTGCCACAGGCAACCCATCAGACCCTGACCATGTCAAAATATTAGAAAACGGAAGTATTCCGGCCATCATGCTATATCCACCAAGTGCGGCAAATGCAGGTATAACGTTAGACACCGCCATGAACCCAGGTGCAATTACAATTGACTACAGCGTTTTGCAGGGCACTGTCGCGCAACGGGCATGGACGAGCCAAGTGGTGGCGCTAGAGGAGGTGGTGGAAAATCCGGGGAATGGCTACTATTATCTCAGAACACCTGCAAATTCGAGTTTAATTGTTAGTAATGGTGATAACACAGGATCTGTTGCTGCATTCAATTTTGATGGTTCTTCCGTTCTTCACGGCAACGTGACAATATTGGGTAATATCACAAACACAGCACTCACATCACAATTAAACGCGAAACAGAATATTCTTAGCACAGGCAACCCAAACGACCCATCGCATGTTAAGCTTATAGAAGACAACAGCATAAAAGCAATTATCGCCACAAGCGGGCTAACAGCCACCAACCAGGGCTCCTACGTCGAGCTGTCCGGGGCCGCGCTGGAGAGTTCCATTGCAGCCAAACAAGACCAGCTCTCCACTGGGAATCCCAGCGACCCAAGCCACGTTAAACTCCTGGAGGGCAACGCGGTGAAGGCGGTGATTGCCACTGGGGGCCTCACGGCGACCGATAGGGGCTCATACGTCGAGATCTCCGGAAGTGGGGAAGGGGCCGCGCTGGAGAGCAGGATCACAGATATTGAAAGGGTTGTAACTGTCGTACCTAACAACTCTTTTAACTATTTAGAAACAGGTACTGCTGCTTTGGTTATTAGGACTCCCAACGGACCCGCTGTTGACATTTTAGGGTCTCTTAACCCGTCAGTCGAAGGAAAAGCATTATTTTATAACGATGTACAGGTGCTTGGTGACTTGATTATTAGTGGGGGTACACTGCAAACCAAATTAGATGGAAAACAAGATAAAGTAGCTAACGTAAGTGATACAGAAATTGGATATTTAAGCAATGTAACAAGTGACATTCAAGCACAACTTAATCAGCGTGAGCCTCTGTATACAACCATCAGTCCAATCGTTAAAAATCTTAACTTAAGCACCGGAGACATAGAACTGAAATTAGATTCGACTGTATCAACAACTGATTTAAATAATATCATTGGAACATCATCAGGGGTTCAATCACAATTAAACGCGAAACAAAACTTATTAAACAACGGTAGTGATATCACAGTTAATGTAGGTCGTGGAGATGTCTATTTAGAAAATAATGCAAACGATAACACATCTGGTGCTGGTGTAACGCTAAGAACAACCGACAATCCAAGTAACACAGCAGGAAGTATATTTGCTGTCCGTTCGAGTGGACAAGCTGCTCGGTTGTGGGTTGGTCAGACCATTACAACAACAGGGGATAACCAATTTCATTGTGGATATACTGGGGCAAGTGGAGAAGAAAATGACACAACCAAATACAAGCACAGCCTCACCGACACTGCGGTGACTTTTGGTACACCTGTAACATGCCAATATGATTTACAATGTGGTGATTTAACAGCAAATGCAATCTATGGTGGGGCTATCTTCCAAATTCAGAATGCCATTGCCGCCCATACTCCTTACTTCGCTGCAGGTAGGATAGCATCCAGTGGATCGGCTCTGTCATCGAAGGGAAGCGTGAGTTTCACTTCCACGCAAACCGCTACGGGACAATACACCATCACCTTTGCTTCTGCACATCCAGATGGTGCTGACTATGTAGTCCAACTAACACCGAAGCGGACTGCTGAAACAGCAGGTAATGAAGACATTGAAGTGGTTTACAACTCCACAACGTCAACTGAACTATTTGTACAGACACGTCACCACGACGACGGGAGCGGTCCAGGTACACTTGTGAATAATGAGTTTTGCTTCTTGGTTCTTTGAATAAAAAATGCAAAAAAAAAAGTTATGCTTTTAAACACTCATATGTACTCTTTTTTTTTGCTCTTCTTGTTGTGGTTTTACTTCTACATTATCAGTTGTTACTAACTGAACTATTCTATCATATGCACTTATTTTAGTATTTACATGTGGTGTTGTCTTACTTTCTTTTTTCTTATCAATTTTATCCAACTTTATATTATTTACAAAAATATTTTTCTTATCACTATGTTCTTTATGAAACATCTTATATATATTATATTATAATATTTTATTGTAATGTTCTGTAATTAGAATCTACTTCGCCAGGTCTATCTGTTTCTGGCTTGTCGAATCCCGAAGTAAACGCTGCAATTCCTTCGTGATAATCGTGTGGCCCTCCTCCTGATAAATGAGCAAATGGGTTAGGGTGGTCGTATCTATCAGCTGAACTGTCAAGCATTGCTGCAAAATCTTGATTATTTGCGATTCTCGTTTGTCTTCGTTCTTTCATACCCGTTACATCATCTAATCCTAAGACGTTAGATATCTTATTTACTACTTGGTCATCTAACCACTTCTCGGCTGGATTCTTATAGGTTTTTGCATCATAAAACATATTTCTTATCGTGTTGTATTCATTTAACATGTCTTTTGCTTTTTCTTTTCCTAATGGGTCATCATAAGGTGTTGAATATAGTCGTGCTTTCCCCTTGAAGTCTGGGTTATTTTTCATCCATTGGTCAATGACGGCACTGCCTTTTGAGTGTCCCACTAAATTCTTCACTTTGTCTGGATTGTCTTTTATGAATTGGTCTAATTGCTTGTATCTGTCCATTTGTGTTACATCATATGTTGTTGGTGCGAGAAGGTCAAGGTCTAAAATTTTCCCAACTAATGGTACACCAAAAGATTGGTAATTCTCTATCCATTCTTTTCCAAGTAATCCACCTTTTGTCCCTGATACATACAGTGTTCCTTCGTCATCTAAATGAAGATTAGTAGGCGATGCATATGCTTTATCTAATCCTGATTCATCTGTTTCAGCTTTCGGATAATGTATCGTTTTATTTTCACTCTTATGAATTTCTCTGAATTGTTTTGTTACATTATTATCAACTCTTTTATTATAGATATTAGGTCTAATGTTATTGAATAAATACGAAAGAGGCCGTGCCTCTTTCTGTGGGGTCTCCGACCCCACTTTCTTTTTCTTTTTTCTATTCAAGTAGTAGTCCATTTTCTATATATTAATAATATTTTATTTTTTGTATTATTATATAAAGTGCAAAATGGCGGCTGGAAGCATACCGATCAAGAAAGTATATATAGACAGTAGATTTAAGACAAAAGATAGTAAATCAAATTCTGATTTTAAATATGAGTTAGTAGAAAGTATTCAATTACCTGATAAATGCATAGCGTATGTGGACGATGTGATTGTCCCAGTATCATGGTATAATATTGATGAAACCAATAGGTATCTATACATACGACGTTTCCAAGATTTGAACGAAGATCCGAACACAGATAGAATTGTGCCAATTGAGGTAAGTAATCATACACCTGATAGCTTAACCGATGCAGTACAAGATGCACTTAATACGGCGTTCGGCGCAAGCGTCTTCAGTGTGTCATACGATCCAAGAAAACTTAAATTATCTATCACAGCAGAACCGCAAAGCGAAGTAAAAGTATTTACTGATGATGAACTTAGAGGTGTTAACGATTGGGAAGGACCAGCTTATAACTCCAGCAATTTGATGTCAGTAAACGAGGTCCTGGGTCATTACACTTCACAGTTTCAACCACAGCAGACGTTTGAATCTGGTATTGTTGATCTGAGACGTGTTCATAATGTGTATATCTCATCCGCTAATCTATCTACGTTTAAAACTCTTGGACCCAGAGGCGAATGTAATATTATTAAAAAAGTACCTGTTACAACCGAATACGGTTTTACAATAATTGATAATATTGTTGTTAGTCATGATTGGATTGATGTTAGTAAACAATTATTGAAAACATTAGAATTCCGATTAAGCGATGCTTACGGTAGAACTATTGATTTACGAGGAATGCCTATTAGCTTCTCCTTAATATTCATGCAACAAGATGACTGAGTAATCAATTAATTATTTATTTTTTTTGAACAAAAATTTCAAATCATAAATATATAATAATCTAATATGACTACTCAAATTGACGTAGTAGATATTAACGATAATACTAATGATAACACTAATGAACCCCAAGCGGAAGAAGTAAAGCAAGAAGAAGTAAAGCAAGAAGAAGTAAAGCCAAAAGCAAAAGCAAAAGCAAAACCAAGGGCAAACGCAAAGGCAAAAGTTAAACTAGAAGAAATAAAAGAAGAAGTTAAAGAAGAAGTTAAAGAAGAAGTTAAAGAAGAAATTAAAGAAGAAGTTAACGAAGAAGTTAAAGAAGAAGTTAAAGAAGAAGTAAAAGAAGAAGTTAAAGAAGAAGAAGTTAAATCTAAAAGTAGAAATAGACCAGAATTAAAAGAAAAAGTAAATTGCCCTGATTGTGGTAAAGAGTTAACAGTTCATGGTTTAAAGTATACACATAAAAGATATTGTAAAGCAAGGCAACCTGAACCGCCGAAACCCACACCAGAACTACAACCCGCACCAATGCCAAAGTTAGAAAGAACCGTAACAACAGAACCGATGCGTGTGGAAGCGAAAGGGGCAGAGCCCCTTTCAGGTGGGGTGCTTGCAGCACCCCTATCTTCTTCATTAGTTCCAACAGATGAGCAAATCGCAGCATTTTTATTGAATCAAAAGAAAATGAGAGCAAACAAGAAAAGAGAACAAATGAGTTCATTAGTTTCTAATGCATTGCCGAAATAAATATTATTAATATAATTAATTATTTTTTTGTAATAATATAAGATGGATTTAGAGGAGAAAGCAAAAGTACTTGCTAACCTTAAAATTAAGCATGGGTTACGAGATAAATTCATTCATGACAGTAAGAATGAACGGGTAGCAAGTATAGCATTTAGAAAGAATTTACTTGAAAGCCAATTAAGAGTTAATTACGTGAATGAGTTTGACAGATTGAAAGGACATTATTATGCAAATAAAAACTTACCAGCACCAACAAAAGAACACCTCAAAGATCGGCTAAAGAACTTACAGAAGTTAGCCAAACAATCATTATATGAGAAAGATAATCTGTATAAGGACAATGTTGATAAATATAAAGTTTAAATTAAATAAATTATTTTTATTATAATTATATATAATCATTAGGAGTAATGGCAAAAGCAGCTATGATGACAGAGGGATTAAAACGTAGACAAACATATGAAGAAGTTATAGATTATATTGAAAATGATAACGATAAAATCAGATATCCAGACCGTACGGCAAAGCAGTTAAGAAACACATTTGAATTAAGTCAATTAGATGGAGTCGGTATGCAACTCATGGAGCAACAACAATTCCGAGAAATGAAAGAACGAGAAAAAGAACACCTATTAAGACAAATTGCTTCTAATACCAGTAGATCAATTACTGAGGCAAGAGCAACGCAAACAGAAGAAAGTCCCAGTACGGAGCAAGAAAACGCCACTCAATTTCAGTCACCACAAAGCACAACACAATCACAGCAAATCCCACCATGGTTGTTTCCAGCAGGAACGCAGCATTTTAATATAGCTTCTGATTATGATGAACGTGAGCAAGAACGACGAGATATTGAAGAAGCAGCGGATGTATCATTAGATATGTCATATGAGCGTGAGTTAGCAAGGCGAGAAGATGCAAGAATTATGCATCAGATGGCGTTACAATCCGTTCATCAAGCACACCCAATACATAGTTTGATACAATCTCTATCACCTATACAACGCCAACAAGCATTGAGTATTGCTCACACGTTTTCACCTTCATCAACAACTTCATCTTTTATTCGTGAATTAGAAGCACAATTCCAATCACCACCAAGAACACAACAATTAGCACTTCCTCCACCTATGCCTGTGGCTGGTAGAGCTGGGTCTTCTTCTGATGGCGCTATTGTACCTGTTTCAGACAGCCCTATTCCAGTTGCATCGCCAACGCGACCGAACACCCCAAAACCAGCACGGCAAAGACCACAAGTACCATCACCGGAGCAACCAGCATCTTCCGCATCAACGCCGACAAAGCGTAGAACTCGTGTAACAGAACGGAAAGGCACAAAAAAAGAAACAAACGATCCTGAAACTGGGCATCCAGGAGGCGCACCAAAGGAGACCAAACCAAGAAAGTAAGATATAAAATAATTAATTAAATATTTTTATTTTTAAAATTTTATCTTTATATATAATTTCAGTGTTTATTCAAAGTTATTTAGTGTTTTGTTCAAATTTTCCAAAAGTTGAGCAAATCATGGAGTCACACGCTCAAAGTGTTGAAGATAATCTCATTGATTCACTTTCATTTAAACTACGTCCTGGTGCTTCATATGTGACTGATCGTCGTAGTGTTTCGTTCTTCCCACAAGGTGGTAACCAATACACAAGCAACGGCGTTAAAGTCATTAAAATCAGTTTGAATGGTGACCAGTGGCTTGATCCATCAACTGTAAAACTGTTTTTCAATATTAAGAATGATACCGAATTAACAGAAAACAGTAATTTAACACCACTCGTTGCTGGGCCATGGGGGTTTTTCAGGCGCATGAGAGTGATTTGTGGCGGACAAATTGTAGAAGATATCGATAACTACAATCGGCTTCATCAGATGTTTCATATTATGAAGCCCACGGAAAAACGGTACAATGATGCTGTTGAAAGTTTTGGTACTGTTGAATCTACAACTCCAGATATCGACAATGTGAGCCCAAGTCCACTTCCTAAAGGTCATACACAAACGGTATGCTTCACTCCTATGAGCGGCCTCCTTTCCCAAGACAAATTCCTGCCAATCAGGTATTGCCCTATCCAACTCGAGTTCGAACTCGTTGGCTCAGTTTCTGATGCAGTGTTAGTAGGTGGTTCTGATTCATTCTTAATTGACAATGTGCAATTAAAGTGTGACTTGGTTCAGCTTGATAACAGCTTAGACAACGAGTATGCCCAGCATCTTTTAAGTGGAAAGTCATTACCGATTAATTTCAGCACTTTCACGTGTTCTTCTCAAGTTATTACATCTCTTGATACAAGTGTCCATGTACAACGTTCATTCACTCGCATGAAATCTGTATATGTATCACTATTCGAGTCAGGTTCAGCGCGGAAAGAAGTAAACTACTTCTGGCATCCGATGGGACAAACTGATTACGACTATAATAAAGAAATCGAATTCCAGATGCAAATTGGTTCTAAATTGTTCCCTGAATATCCAATTCGTAGTTTGGCAGAAGCATTTTATCAACTCCGTAAATCACTTGGTATTAATTCAACCAATGCTCAAATGAGCATGATACAGCGACATTACAGGACATTTAAATACGTGATTGGTATTGATACGGAAAAAATGACCGGCGCATCATTCACAGGATACAACACAAAAGCTGGAGATTTACTCACTCTAAAGATGAAAGGAGCAAATGGTTCAATTGCCTTGGATGATACCAAAACTCACAAATTGTTCTATTGTCTTCAATATGATGCGATACTGAATGTAGGTGATAGTGGCGTAACTGTATTGGAATGACCAAATGCAATAAACTTAATATTTCTATTTAAAGAAATGGTGCTAATACTATATAACAGGAGAAGAAAACGGAGGAAAAGAGAATAAAAAGGAACAATGCCAGAATATTCGAAAAGTAAGATTTATAAGATATTGAATGTAATTTCTGATGATGTGTATGTTGGTTCTACCTGCCAAGAATTAAGTAAGAGATTCCACGCCCACAAGTGCAATGTAAATTTGCCACAATACGAGAAAAATAAATTTTATTGTAAAATGAAAGAGTTTGGACTTGACAACTTTTATATTGAGCTTGTTGAAAACTACCCTTGCTCTACACGTGAAGAATTAAGGGCAAGAGAAGGTGAGTGGATTAGGAAGATATCCACCCTTAACAAGCTAATTGCTGGTAGGGACTGGAAAGGATATTACGACGATAATGCTGAATTGTTGAGACAGAAATCAAAATATTATAGGGCAAGTCACATGGAACAAGTTAAAGCGTCTAACAAGGCATACGCAGAGGCTCACAAAGAAGAACGGAAGGCAAAACGGAAAATCTATAATGAGAAAAACCGTGACATAATCCTTGAGAAGAAAAGACAAGCTCATATAGCAAACAAAGAAAAAGAACGCGAGTACGCCAAGCAAAGATATGAGGAAGAAGGTAAAACACAAGTTGAATGCGCTTGTGGTTGTGTTGTAACCAAATGCAATTTAACAAGACATCAAAAGTCAAAAAAACACGAAGAGCTAATGAAACAAAAAGAAAATCCACAAGAATAAAAAAAAAACAAAAAATAAAAAAAATATAGTAAAATATATATGGGGCAAGTTTGTGACTGCTTGTATAGGTTAAGTCACCATGAGACTAAAATAGAACAATTAGAACAAAAACTATTAGAATATGAACAGTTCATGGAACAATGGCTGGTAAACAATAGTTGTTGCGATACTACTCCGTATAATAAAAATAAATATAAACAAATATATAGATGAGCTGTAAAGCACAATATATAGCAAAACAAATTAACAACGTAAGTATAGATGATCGTTACACTGTTGCTAAAATACTATTATTCAGAGATTGTAAGCTATTACAATCCAACAATGGGGCATATATACACCTGAAAGATATAGACGAAGAAACAATGGAAGAAATCTATAATTTCTTAAAGACTAAGTTAAGTTCATGATTTGATTTAATTATTTATTTTTTTGAACAAATTTCAAATCTATTATATATACAATAAGAATGTCACAGAAACGAGTTGGCCGACCAATGAAAAATAATAATAAAGTAGAAGTAAATAGTTTAATCGTTGAGTTTTTATCAAAAAAGAAAAATGATTATGGTGCTGAAATTTGTTATATGAAGGTTGTTGATAAAGAAGGTAAGAAAAAGATGAAGCCAATTACTGTTTTGGATGATGAAGGAATACGGATGCCTTATTGGCAAACAGATAAATTAGAGATGATATTAAAAGTAAAAGATAAGTTCATAGGGTCAATTGAACCATTAGAACAAGGTAGGCTTTATAGCATTGACGCTGAATTTGAAAGCTACTGTATTGAAAATGACAAGGAAAACATCAAAGGATATTATCTGAAAGTACCACAAATGAGAGCATTCATTGAAATTGATGATTCAGATTAATTTTTAAATTTATATATATATAATAAACATGGTGTTGTCCGAGAGCTTAACTGCAACATTAATAACAGGGTGTGTTGGTATAGTGGCTGTGTTAGTATCGAAATTCAAATGCTTGGTACAATGTGATGGGTGTTGTTCAGTGAGAAGTTTTAAATTTGGTTTTTTAGATAATAGTTTAGTTGATGAACATAATGTGGAATTTAAAAAGATATCGGCAAATGGAAACGACTTGATATATGTTTCTAAAAATGTAGTTCATAATGAAGATGAAAATATGGACGAAGAGAATTTACTTAAAGAGGATAGCGTTTGAATTTTATTTTCCTTTTAAAGAAATGATTTTATTTTCATATAGAGGAAAACAAATTCTCTGATATTATAATGATTTCGCCTACACAAACCATGGAAAACACAACTGAAGTAGAATACATTTCTATTTATGATAAACCTAAACGCGGTAGAGGAAGACCTAAAACTTGTAAATTATCTGATGAAGAAAAACGGCAACGTAAAATTGAAACTAATAGAAAGTATTATCAAGACAATTACGAGTATTGCGTTTTAAGGCAACGACTCTATAAACAAAGAATTACTGAGCAAAAAAAAAATGTCGTTTAGAAAACCAATTATTTTTTTTGGCTTTCTGAAAAAATGAATTTCCATTTAAACATTTGTCATCATTATTATATACAAACCATAAAGAGATAGAGAGAACCATATTAGAATAATAATAATTTGTGTCATACAGAAGTTGGCAGCTTCTATATGAGACGATGCTTCAACAAGAGTTTACGAAAGATGGGCTTCCATCAATGAGGCCTTACCTTATGTACTTATTAGATAATGGGGCAGCAGAACAAGTAAATGTTAAGTGGGGCAAGGGTCATCGTAATGTCATCATTATTGGGGGTAAAAAGTATCAATATAAAGGGGGCGATGAGTTTAATAAGAACTTGAAAAAGAAAATTACGTCATTATATATAAGTATGTCAGATAAAACTTTAGATCAAAAAACAAAAAGCGATAATAGTGTCGGTGTAAACTTAAAATTTGATGACGATGGGGACAGAACATGGGTTAATAAAGACAAGTTCGACGAGTTTGAATCTGAATACCAACAATCTCAGGACGACAGTTCCCTAAGTAACACATCCAGCATTGAGTTCGAGATTCACATCAAGATGGTAAAAAACTTAAAAACCGAAAAAATCAAAGATATAAAAAAGGTTTGGATACCAATGACCACAGTTTACGGTGGGGACAACGGTATCAAGTTGTTCATCAAACATAAAATTATTGAAATGGTATATGCTTACGAAGACAGCGATTGGGAAATTCAATCAATGAGCATAATTAAATTTTACAAACAAAAAAAGAAACAACTAGCGACCGCCAATTTTAGAGAAATTAAAATGTATGGTACGATCTTCAATTATACTGGATTTGGTTTGCAAGCGCTGAATAGTAAAACACCAAACGCATGTGTACCCGAGTACTTGTTGCAATTGTATAACAACCCAGAAGAAACTAACCCAAGAAAGCGGTTAGCAAAATTGAATATGGATAAAATACTTCAAGAATTGAACATGAAAGCAATCGACGAAGGTTGTAGCATCGCACAAATAGCGGTGTTCTGTGAAATACACAAAATAACATACTACGCACTTGATTTTAAATACAAGCTGTTCGAAACCAATAACCACTTAGGTTATAACAGCAATTTACCGCGCTTAGTGTTTGTGTGTGCAACCAACCATTTATTCCCAGTAACTGATACAGAGAAGCGAGAAACGATATTCAAAACTTGTTCTGTAATCGGTGGCAAACTCAACAAATATAAGTCACAACAAAAATTTGAAAATGTCAAACTTAGGTACAATGAAAGATTGAAGAACTATGTACTATTACCTGATATGTCCTTTTATGGCTTACTTGCCAAAGTACAAAAGGACAAGTATAACGACACAAATCATTGCCATTACAGAATAATTGTAACAACACCTGGACTTTGCAACACTATATTTTACGAAGAGATCAGACGAGGAAACATTCACAATGGCAAGGTCAGATTATCCAAAGGCAACCAAATCGTTGGATTTGAAATGCTTGGCATCACCATTGATGAAAACGAACACTACAATGATATACAAATGACAATTGACACGTTGAACGAAGACATTGATAAAGATAGCGAGAGATACAATTACACAGGGCAAAATCATCACGGCTTAGCGTATGCGTATTATACAAACAACTACGATTTAAAAATTGTCAGCAATTGCTCACCGCAAGTATATGACATATTAACCAGTGGCTCATGCATGAATTCACCGTTCTTTGAGTTTTACAAAAACCAGGGAACAACAGCGTATGATAAAAATAAGCAATACACACACATATTGATGAACAGTGACATTTATGGTTGGTCTATCTTTAAACCAACTGACGAAGTTAAAGCATTTGATGGAACAATTGAAACCGGTATGTACTTCGTTGTAACATCAAACTATTTCCCATTGAAGGGCAATGGTTGGTACTTTGATGATACTGTTGATAAGGCTTTGAAATACAATTTAATCACAAAAAACGATATTAAGTATCAAGTGAAAGCATCATGTTCCTTAGAGCAATACCACTTCAAGCAATTCGTTAGAGATGTCTATGACAAATTTGAACCAACACACGGCAATGGTGGCAAGTTAGCAATTAATGGTTTTATTGGAATGCTAGGTAAAAGCAAAGCAAAATCCACTCGACATTATTTTGAATCAAATTATGATGTAGTCGCTAATGAGTTAATTAACAGCACAGACAACATTGAAATCAAAGGTATATACCCACCAAACCAAACTGAAGCAGAACATGTAAACTTACTAAACTTGTCTGACGATGAATTAGAATGCGTCATTAACAAAACAGCAGATAACACAAGCGAGCCAATACTGTATCAATTATCAACAAACACTGAAATCCCAACATACGAAAACACGTTACCAATACACAGAAAAATCTATGATAAAGCAAACATGGAGATGTATGAATTATATTTAGAGGTTAAGGATTTCAACCCAGATTGTGAGTTAGTTGGAATTAAAACAGACTGTTTGGTATTTAACAATATAACGCATGACCCACCTACATCTAACAGATGGGGAGATATCAAAAAATGTGATGTACCATTAATTAAAGAATGCACTGTTAATCAGGAGAAGAAGCTTAGAACTGATTTGTATGAACCAAATAACACCACTTGGAATTCTATCACATGGTCACCAGAAACTGGTTACAAAAATCACAAGGGAATAATGATTGATAGTGGTTTGGAGTCGTATGTCGAGCAAGGGTATTTAACGATTGGTATGGCTGGAACAGGTAAGTCAGAAATATTACAAGAAGCGCAATTAATACTATCAAAGAATGAAGCAGTCAGACAGTTTATCACAGCATGTCCGACACATAAAGCATGTAAAATTGTAAACGGTATTACTATCCATAGGTTGTTTGGTGTAAACCCAATGGACTACTCATACGAATATAAAAAAGTAGCGGAATTAAAAAGCGAAGGCATTAAATATATTTTTATCGATGAAGTTAGCATGGTCTCAGAACAAATGTGGAATGTCATAGCACACATCAAGCAACAATTTGGATTTGTGTTTGTGGGGTTCGGTGACTTCAAGCAGTTGAAGCCAGTGGGTGAAGAACACATAGATTTTAAACACAGTTGGATCGTAAAATACGTGTTTAACAATACAATTTGCGAACTAACAAATATTCACCGATTTGATGGTTCTAAACTATTACAAGATGCCCATAAATGTGCTAATGGTGAAAGCATAGATTTTAACGACTATACCAAAGAAGAACATGGTTTATCTTTATGCTGGACTAACCAAGCAGTTGATGCAATCAATCAAAAGTGGAATAAACATTACGCTAACGGTAAGCAAGTGGAAGTGAGCGGTTTCAAGCAATCTAAATATATATTACACGTTGGTTTAAAACTGATGGCTTATAAAAGCAATGGCAAAAGATATTACAACAGCGAAGATTTTACTGTAAAGTCATTTGATGATAAATACATGTGTTTACTTAACGACTTTGATAACTCAGAGATTAACATCGAGTTGAAATTCACCAATCATTTTAAGCCAATGTACGCTATGACCGTACATAAAGCACAGGGAATGACAATCAACAGACCTTACAGTATATACGAATACAACAGAATGCAACATGATATGTTGTATGTTGCTTTAACAAGAACATCGAAGAAAGAGTACGTCAATTTTTGCGAGATTAGCTTATTGAAGCCTTATGTTGGATACATTTATAGATATTCATACAACGGCAAGTCTTACATCGGTTCTACCACAGATATCAAAAGGAGAAAAGAAGACCACAAAACAAACACAACTAACAAGTTCGGAAGGGCAATACAAAGATATGGGTACAAACAATTTAATTTTGAAATATTAGAAAAACTACAGTATAGCGATAAGTCTGAACTGCACGACTTAGAAAATCAGTATATCATTAAGTATGATAGTATCAATAATGGGTATAATTGCAGAAGGAAGCATTAGAGCGACACAAAAAAGCTTGCACAATATGCAGTAAGAATGCTATATGTGCTTTGGCATGGTGTATACATGTAAATTACCAAGAAGGGGTCAAACGATTTACAGAAAACCCAGAA